AATACTAGAGCTCACTCAGGAGGTATTAGCCAACTCTGCACCTAAAGCATCTTTCAAGCTTGTTGAGATTATGGATTCTAAACGACCTATCATCCAAGCTAATAATAAATTGGCTGCTGCTACAACTTTATTAGATAGAGTTGGGGTTAGTAAGGTGGATAGAGTTGATGTGAATCATAATGTTCAAAGTGGTGGGATATTTTTAATGCCGGATAAGAAACCTCTAGACTTAGATGATGCTGATTATGAAGAACTATCTAAATAGTATTCTTAATTTTGCGTATGATAATCCCGGTTGGTTTTGTTTTTGGTTCTTTATAGGTTGGATTATAGGTAAAGGTATACAAGGATGAAGATATATTTAACAGAAGTTTTAAAAGACAATAAAATGTTAGTCGGTCCGTATATACAAGCAAAAGATATACAAGAAGCCATACAGATAGCTGACATGTATGCTTTAGTAGTTGTAGGAGAACTATACGAACTAAAACATGAGTTACCTCCAAAAGAGGAAACAATACATTAATGGCTAAGAAAAAAGATTCAAGATTAGAACGAGCAGGAGTAAGTGGTTACAATAAACCCAAACGTACTCCTAATCATCCAACTAAATCACATATAGTTGTCGCCAAAGAAGGTGACAAGATTAAAACCATTAGATTTGGACAACAAGGTGCAAAGACTGCCGGTAAACCTAAAGCTGGTGAGTCTCGTGCAACTAAAATGAAACGTAAGTCTTTTAAAGCTAGACATCGTAAGAATATTAAAAAAGGTAAGATGTCAGCAGCTTTTTGGGCTAACAAGGTAAAATGGTAAGATGCCTCACGCTGGAAATTTTAAAGTAAAACCATTACATAAACAAGAAAATAGATTGTCTATGTCTCGTGGTATTAACAAAGATAATAGAAAACAGTTTGAGGAGAACTGGGACAGAATTTTTAAGAAGGAGAAAAATAATGCCAAGAAAAAAGACAACGACTAAAAGAAAGTCGACAGTAAATAAAGCTGGTAATTATACTAAGCCTACAATGCGTAAGAGGCTTTTCGAGAGAATCAAAGCCGGTTCTAAAGGGGGTAAACCCGGACAATGGTCTGCTCGGAAAGCCCAGCTCTTAGCAAAACAATATAAAGCCAAAGGGGGTGGCTATAAATAACATGGATATAATATTAAAATACATCAAAGAATTTTTAACTAAAATAAATAATTATCTAAGAAAATGGCTCTAAAGAAAAGTCAAAGAAGTCTTAGGTCTTGGACTAAACAAAAATGGCGAACTAAGTCTGGTAAAAAGTCTAGTGAGACTGGAGAAAGATATTTACCCGAAGCAGCTATTAAATCTTTAACTGCTGAAGAGTATGCACGTACTAGCAGAAAAAAAAGAAAAGATACTAAAAAAGGTAAACAGCATTCTAAACAACCAAAAAAAATAGCAAGAAAAACAAGAAAGTATAGAAGAGTAAATTAATGTTTGTACCAGATAATTATATAAGAAGAACTTCTTCAACCATACCTTTTGGTTATGAGTTAGATGCAGACTTTGAAGGTTATTTAAAACCCATAGATTTAGAAATACAAATATTAAAAGAAGTTGCAGAAGCTGTATTCCATAATGAAATAAGTCTAGGTATTGGAGTTGATTGGTTAGAAGCAGAGACAGGAAGAAGGATGTCTAAGCCGGGTCTAAAAAAATATGTAGATAAGATTTATGGTAGATAAAAAAAATAAATCTAAAAAAAACTTGACAAAAGTTGCAGATAAGTGTATACTAAAGAATGATATTAAACCAAAAAGAATTGGTAGACCTAAAAATAGTGAATTATCTAATGTACAATTAGCTTTACAAGCTAAAAGAAAATTAGATAAAAAAAATCAAAAGGTCAAAAAGCTAACAAGAAGTTTAGCTAGAGTTAAAAAAGAAGTACAGAAAGAAGAAAAAGCTTTAACTTCAAATGTTTTAACAGAGTCAGATACAAAAGTATTACCTGATTCTATACAAGAACATTTAGATACTACAGGTTCTTATGTGGCATTTATGCCTAATGAAGGACCTCAAACAGATTTTTTAGCTGCTGCCGAAAAAGATGTACTCTACGGAGGAGCAGCCGGTGGTGGTAAAAGTTTTGCAATGTTAATAGACCCATTGAGGTCTTGTCACATTCCAGAACATAGAGCCTTGATATTAAGAAGGTCAATGCCAGAGTTAAGAGAACTTATAGATAAGTCTCGGGAACTTTACCCTAAAGCATTTAAAGGTGCTAAGTTTAGAGAGGTAGAAAAACTTTGGAACTTTCCTTCAGGAGCAAAGATAGAATTTGGCTTCTTAGAAAAAGATGCAGATGTGTATCGATATCAAGGACAAGCGTATAGCTGGATAGGGTTTGATGAGATAACTCACTTACCTACAGAGTTTGGTTGGAACTACTTAGCATCACGACTAAGAACAACTAACCCAGAGTTACAAACTTATCTACGTTGTACAGCTAACCCCGGTGGTGTAGGTGCACAATGGGTAAAGAAAAGAGAAAGCAGAAGGTGCAGCATTTGCAGAGTTTACTCACGATGTACATGTTATACCTCCTTTTGAATTACCCTCTTGGTGGGAAAGAGTAAAAGGGATTGACTATGGTTATGCTGCAGAAAGTTGTTGTCTATGGGGTGCTGTAGACCCTGATGATAAGACCATCATTATATATAGAGAGTTATACAGAAAAGGTCTTACAGGGGAAGCACTCGCTGACACCATAACACAAATGGAAGAGAATGAAATTAAATCTATTCCGGGTGTGTTAGATACTGCTGCATGGGCAAGAACTGGATATACAGGTCCTACTATTGGCGAAACGCTTGTCAATAGAGGACATAAATTAAGAAGAGCTGATAAAAATAGGATAGCTGGTAAAACTCAAATACATGAGTATTTAAGACAGCGAGAAGGAATAGGAAGACCAAGGTTACAAATATTTAGTAACTGTGTAAACTTAATAAAAGAGTTACAAGGTATTCCTCTTTCAAAGACTAATCCAGAGGATGTCGATACGAAAGCTTCTGACCATGCTTATGATGCACTAAGGTATATGATAATGAGCAGACCTAAGATGGACCATCCTTATGATAGAATGTTAAAAATAAAATCAGACATATATCAACCTTCAGATAATAGTTTTGGGTACTAAATGGAAGACAATACATTTTTAAATGCTAATAATTTATACGAAGATGTTGAAGGTGAAGCTGGAAAGACATTAAGTTTAGAAGAAGACCAACAAAGAAATCTTATAGGAATTATTAAAGGTAGATATGCTCAAGCAGAAAATGCTAGAGATGTTGCTGAAAAAAGATGGATAAGAGCATATGAAAACTATAGAGGTTTGTATGCTAAGAATGTTAAATTTAGAGAATCTGAAAAGTCTAGAGTATTTGTTAAGATAACTAAAACAAAAGTATTAGCAGCTTTTGGACAATTAGTAGATGTTATTTTTGGTACAGGTAAGTTTCCTATCGGTATAGGAGAAACTAAAGTACCTGAAGGTGAAACGGATATGGCTCACCTTGATATTAATAATCCGAATCCTAATATTGAAACAAGCGAACCTCAAGAAATACCTGATGATATAGGTAATAGAATTGATAGTCCATATGATGTTGGTTATGAAGGTGATGGTAGAACTTTAAAACCCGGAGCATCTTTTTATAATGGAATTTTTGAAGATAGTTTAGAAGACCAAGCACAAGATGCTGGTATATTAACAGATGGAGCAAGTGCTAATCCTCAAGCATTAGAATTAAATCCTGCACAAAGAGCTGCACGGAGAATGGAAAAACTTATCCATGACCAAATAGATGAATCTAATGGTTCTTCTGAAATAAGAAATGCTCTTTTAGAATCTGCTTTACTTGGTACAGGGATTGTAAAAGGACCATTTAATTTTAATAAAAAATTACATAAATGGGATATAAACGAAGGTGGAGAGAGAGAATATAATCCATTAGAAGTTAGAGTGCCTAGAATAGAGTTTGTAAGTTGTTGGGATTTTTATCCTGACCCTTCAGGCACTACAATGGATGAATGTGAATATATTGTGCATAGGCATAAAATGAATCGTAGTCAATTAAGACAATTACGAAATATGCCATATTTTGATGAAGATGCTATTCGTGAAGCTATTCAAATGGGTGCTAACTATATTGAAAAAGATTACGAGTATGCTATTAGAGATGATAATAGAGCTGAAGAAGATTATCAAACTAACTTTGAAGTTCTTGAATACTGGGGAATTATGGATGCTGAGTATGCAAGAGAAGTTGGGATAGTACTTGATGACTCTATAGATGATTTAGATGAAGTACAAATAAATGCATGGATATGTGGAGATAAATTACTTAGAGCTGTAATTAATCCATTTACTCCATACAGAATACCTTATCATGCTTTTCCATATGAAAGAAATCCATATAACTTCTTTGGTATTGGTATAGCAGAAAATATGGATGACAGTCAGCAAATTATGAATGGTCATGCAAGAATGGCTATTGATAATTTAGCAATGTCAGGTTCATTAGTATTTGATGTGGATGAGTCTGCTTTAGTTGGTGGACAATCAATGGAAATATATCCGGGTAAGATATTTAGAAGACAAGCAGGAATGCCCGGACAAGCAATACACGGATTAAAGTTTCCTAATACATCACAAGAAAATTTAATGATGTTTGATAAGTTTAGGCAACTTGCAGATGAGCAAACTGGAATACCCAGTTATTCTCACGGACAAACAGGCGTACAAAGTATGACAAGAACTGCTTCTGGTATGTCAATGTTACTTGGAGCATCAAGTTTAAATATTAAAACTGTTGTCAAAAATCTTGATGACTTTTTATTAAAACCATTAGGCGAATCATATTTTCAATGGAACATGCAGTTCTTAGAAGATGAGCTTGATGTAAAAGGTGATTTAGAAGTTAAAGCTACTGGTACAAATAGCTTGATGCAAAAAGAAGTACGAAGTCAAAGATTGACTATGTTCTTACAAACTGCACAAAGTCCAGCTATTGCACCATTTGTTAAAATTTCTAAACTTGTAAGTGAACTTGCCTATAGCTTAGACTTAGACCCAGAGGAAATACTTAATGACCCTGAAGAAGCAGCTATTATGGCACAAATAATAGGAATGCAAAATGCTGGACAAAATACTGGCGAGGAAGTTGAACCCGGTGGTCAACAGTCCCCAATGGGAGGACCTGAAGGAACACCTCAACAACCTCAAGAACTTGGACCTACAGGCAATGGTGGTGGCAACATCGGAACAGGAAATGTACCGGCTGCAGGGGAGACTACGTTTGCTGGGACTCCTAGAGCAGTTACCGGAACAGGTGAAAGAAGCACTTAACAGAATAGAGGAAAAATAATATGTTAGATTTATTAGATACAATTATGAAAATAGTAGGCGTAGTGCCTTGGGTAATTTCAATATGCTCAATGATAGCTGCACTAACACCTACACCCCTTGATGATAACTTAATAGGTAAAGCTTATAAAGTTATTGATTGGTTTGCTATTAACATAGGAAGAGCAAAGGAGAAATAATGGCAAAAGAATTTCCAGACTTAACAGGTGATGGAAAAGTTACTCAAGCTGATATATTAAAAGGCAGAGGAGTTTTCCAAGAGGGTGGTTCTATGGATGACCAAATGCAAATGGCTATGGGACAAAACATGCTTCCAGACGAAGAGATGGAAGATAACTATTTAGATTTTATAATTGACGAAGCATTAGACGAAGAAGAAGAAAGTATGCTTATGTCAAAACTTGAACAAGATGAGCAACTATCTATGCTATTTGATAAAGTAATAGAAGTTGCTTCAGAATTTGCTGGGTCTGGTCCTGTAGAAGGTCCGGGTTCAGGAGTCTCCGACAGTATACCGGCAAGGTTGTCTGATGGAGAATTTGTC